TCAAGAGGTTTAGCATTCCTCTTAACCATCTCTATCCTAAACTCTTCTTGAGTCTCCATATCACAGGGGATAGATGCTGTATTTAACACCACAAGGGAGTTGTATATCCTTATAACTTCGTCTGTTTTAAGCTTATTCATGTTGTCCATTGGCTAATCCTTTGTAAGTTCAAAAATTGATATTAAAAGTTTTTCAATAGTATACTTCGGGTTCAACTTCTATGCCCCAAGTATATCATAACAATAACTTATTGTCAAGGGGTTATATCTGCCTATTTTATCCCTAACATTATGATATAACCCTATATCCCGTATTGAGTTATGAGTTTGATTACTCGTCAAGTTATGTTTGATTATTCCTTATATGGATTTTGAATATGGCTTATGGGTTGCTTATAGTTATGCTTATGATATTGTAATGAAATGACTTGATGGGGTGTTCTCGGTTATGGGGTTTACTTATGTCATACTTATCACTTCTTAAACACTTAAAAAAAAAATTTATAAAGATAAGAAGGGGTGTATATATCATTACATTACAATATCATAACAATAACTTAGTGCCTTGAAAATAAATCAACTATTTTTAAAAATGCTATTGACAAAACCTTATTTATGTGCTATACTATTATCAGATACAGGGATATAACAGCCGATAACATCGGCGGAAAGGTTTAAATGAGGACAGTAAAGGGGCAAGGAAGTTATACACGCAAGGTAGACGGAAGCGAAGTTGTCTATGATTTTGAATACAAGGTATTAGAAAATGTTAGCGATGTTAGCGAGGCGGAATTGTTAGCACTTGCTAATCGTATGTTGAAGGTAGACGGTAATAACGTATCGAGAGAAAAAGCCAAGACAGCAAATGGCGATAGCACCGCCAGATTGTTAACACCAGAGCAGAAAGAGGCTAACAAACAGGCAAGGAAAGCGGATAGCAACTTGCTTAAGCTAATCAAGGCTAAAGGCTTGAGTGAGGCCGACCTTGCGGATTTGTTAAAGTAAGCACCTAAATATATCCTTGTATCTAACTACCCTTGTTATTGTGGCAAGGGTAGTTTTTTATATGTAGACGCCATAACCTTCGGCGATTATATCCTCTACCAATACAGCATTGAATACATCAAAGTATATAATAGAGCCTACCCCACCCACCCCCCAAGCGAAAAGTTTTTATTACCACTAGCATCGTTTTATACGAGCCTAGTAAAAACAATATCTACCTTTTAGTAGTCTTAATCCCTGCGTAACCCCTATATATAGGAAGCCCGCTTCGCTCAATGAATTTATATGACTTTGTGGATTGAATTTCGACGATGGCTTCGCCATAGCCATTACCCACGAATACAATCATTATCGTGCCTCTAATAAGAGATAATAGAGAATTGTTAGGAACCTCAAAAGTTACCCCTCTTGTAGTCGTTGTAGGTATGTCATAGTCTCAAAGTCAGGTATACATATATCCTTGTAGCATATCCAGCCTATAACTTTCTTAGGCTTTATTTTATAAGCCTTGCCATTCCAAAAATCACTAGGCTTGAGTAGGATATAGTATTTATCAATAGGCTCTATAAGCATAATAAAAGTTAATTCTTCTGGCCTATTTACTACATTCTGTATACTATAATGTCGAGGATTATATTTTTTAACCTCTATTATATGTATATCCTCTCCTTTATATGCAACAAGGTCAGGCCACGGATGAGGCTTGTTATCCTCATAATTGAACTTCCTTACTCTATCATAGCCTAGTGATAACAATATCCTCTTGGCTATCTTTTCTGTTATCCTATACGGTTCTAACATATAACCCCCCTTTTTTATGCTAATAATAGTATACCATATAATCCATAAAAAGTCAAGGGTTAATATTAAAATAAATATTGAATTTGACCCCTTGACAATATTGAATATGTAGTGTATACTTGTAATGTAAACTAGGTAGATAAAATAAGCATTGAAAAAGTTTTGGTTATAAGTTTTGAACTTTAATCCTCGCAGGTCGCTCCTGTCGGGATATAGATATAGAGATTAGGAAGGGACAGTCATGCATGACGGACTGTCCTTTCTGCATTTAACCGACCCTAGTTAAGGGTCGCCATAGGATATAGGGGATTACCAATGCCAGAATATAAGACACAAGACCAAAAAGCGGCGTCAACAATCAACGCCCAGCCCAAAGACTTTACAAAGACTATTATCCATCAATTACTTGAGAGAGATGTAGCTGGGTGGACACATAAAGCTATGGGAGAGGATTTAGGATTGAGTGATTCTAGGATAAGTGTTATAACCCGAAGCCCGATGTATGTAGCCATGAGAGATGAGAGACTTGCCTCCCTCAAAGATAAGGTAGAAGATAAGGTTAGTAATCATATAGCTGATGCGGAAGATACTCTTAAAGGTGCAAAGCTCGAGGCCGCTGAGACCTTGGTTAGCATTATGAGAACGGGGCGTTCGGATATGGTACGTGCTACTGTGGCCTCGAAGATAGTTGACCGAGGTCGAGAGACTAAGGGTGGGATTAATGTGGTGGTACAGATAAATGAGAAGATGGGTGAGAGGTTAGATAAAGTATTAAGGTATGATGAAAACCGAAGTCTTTAGACTTCGCCATAGGAAAAGATGAACTCGCAAGATTTGCAGGCTATGACTCCAGAACAACTTGAATACTTGAGAAAAAAGTGTTTAAGATCGTTCTATTGTTTTGCTACAATGGTTATGGGATACAACGATATAACCCTAGACCTGCATGATAAATATTGTAGATTCTTATCTAGTAAGAGTCAGAGGAAACAAGCTACAATGCCTCGATCTTTTGTGAAAACTTGGCTGGGTTCTGTAGCTTATCCTATCTGGGTAACCCTTCCTAGAGTAGCTGAAGATGAGTTTCCTTACCCTGGGGCGTCCAGTGATAAGTTCTGGCAACTTGGTCCCAACATGCGAATACTAATCGCCTCATACGTAATATCTAACGCCGAGAAAATGATAGGCTTAATAAGAAAGACATATGAGAATTCCCAGATGATGCTTGCACTCTACCCCGAGGTCATTCCCCCTAACTTTAATAGGGTTAAATGGTCCAACCAATCTGCATGTATTAATAGAACCGAGAATGCTACAGAATCTACCTTTGAAGCCGCAGGGATAGGGGGAGCCTCGACCTCACGCCACTACGACCTAATAATCGAAGATGACTTGATATATGCTAAGAAAGATGACTTTAGTGACCGAGAGCTCCAACCTGGTCAAGAAGATATAGATAAGGCTATTGGGTGGCACAAACTTGTTAGCTCCCTGCTTGTTCCTGGTAAGCACACCCATATCCATAACATTGGGACGAGGTGGGCTACACACGATTTAGTAGATTATATCTGGGTTAACGAGCCTGACTATGAAAAGTTTATAATCGCCGCAGTTCATAAAGAGGAAGGAAAGCACTGGAAAGAATGCAAACCTACATGGCCCGAGGCGTTTGATATAGAACAATTAACTCGTATTGCTAATGCTCAGGGTCCCTTCATGTTCTCAACTCAGTACTTACTCGAACCTACCTCTCCCCAACAGCATGTGTTTGATGTTAAGTGGTTAGAATACTATTCCTCAGCTGAGTTCATACCTGCTGATTGTAGAATCTTTACTACGGTAGACTTAGCTGAATGGGGAGATAGTTCCCGAAAACCTAATGACTGCAATTCTGTGGTACTTACCTGTGCTTGGGACACCAAGAACCATTGTTGGTTATTAGGATATGATGTAGGTAGATACAATCCTTCGGAGATGATTTATCTCATGGCGAAACATTGGAAATTATATAAACCAGAATCAATCCATCCTGAAGCCGTCTACTATCAAAAAGCCCTCGCCCACTTTGCTAGATTATTCATGGAAGATGGAAAGGTGCCGTGGATGAGGATTAAGGAAGTTAAACCTGAAGGGAATGTTGCTAAAGAGATCAGGATAAGGGCTATCGAACCACAAGCCTCAAATCATGCAATTCATTGTAAGCTCGATCATAAAGAGTTCATTCAAGAGTTTACTGAATATATCCCCCATAGTAATACCTGTAAGAAGGACATATTGGACGCCTTTGCTTATCAGATACAGGTAGCTAGACCTGGAGAGATTAAAGAACAGGAAGGTAGAAAGAGAGTTGTGGGGGATGTGGTATTTGAAACTAAAATGGATGATGTCCTAGAAAAACTTATGAAACCTACAGGCAGGAAAGATAGATTTGGTAATCCCTCAGTCTTGGTTGATGCATTTAAGGAGGAAGAGAGAGAGAATAGGTTCGATTTAGATTTCTGGCCTATGGAAGATTATTCAAACTTTGAACAATTAAGAGAGGAATAGGTATGCCACTTACTAAAGCAGGTAATAAAGTTATGAGTGCGATGATGGGTGAATACGGAGCTGAAAAAGGAAAGAAAGTTTTCTATGCATCTATGAACAAAGGTAAACCAGGCTCAAGTAAATGGCACGGAAAGAGTAAGAAGAGGAGTAAGTATGCCGAAGGACTTAGATAAGAAGCATAAAAGTTTCCTAGATAAGAAGTGGGATGTACTAGAGAAAAGGGGATTAACCAGACCCAAAGATAGTGCTGAAAATAGGAAGAGGGCAAAAGAGGCTCATGGATACTAAAGGAAGTTACGGACCAATAGTTAATACAGGGAGCAAGATACTTGAAGAATGGAAAGGAAACATTCGAGCGGGTATTAAATATAGAAATGTGTTTGGAAAGGCTAGAGACTGGAGCCGTAATAAGAACATGTACAGGGGATTTTGGGCTAACGATGTAGTTCCAGTTAACTTAGTTTATGCCCTAGGGCGATCCCTTATCCCTCAAACTTACTTTCGTAATCCCAGAATAAGTGTAGTCCCAAAACTCCCTGGATATACTCCCCACGCCGCTGTGTTAGAGAGGATTGATAACTACTTAATAGGGGAACTAGGAATTAAAAATCAACTTAAGTCTATGATTCTTGATTGTTATCTCTGCGGTAGGGGGATGGGAATACTAGGCTATGATACTGAATACGGATTTAATCCTCAGTTCATGAGCACGGAGTATTCCCAGGATACTAGTCTCACTAGCTTTAATAAAGAGGGTGAGCTTATAGAATATACGGATGAGGTTAAACCAGGTATGCCTTGGTTCTTAAGATGCAACCCACTAGATTTTATAGTCCCATGGGGCACCAATAGATGGGAAGAGGCTCAATGGTTTGCATTTAGAAAAATGAGACCACTACAGGATATAAAAGATGACCCAAAGTATAAGAACAAATCTAACCTCAAAGCCCCATATAAACATAAGATGGAGGGCTCAGAGAACCGTCCTGAAGTTCAAATGCGGCTTACAGAAGAAAACCCAGAAAAAGAGTGGGTTGAGTTGTGGCAAATACACGATAAGAAAACAGGAAGAGTCTTCGTTATAAGCCTGGACCATGATAAATTCTTAAGGGATGATATAGATTACCTCCAGACTGAGGGCCTTCCTGCAGTGGCGATGGGATTTAATGAAGACCCCGACTTCTTCTGGTGGAGTTCAGATGTTAGGATGATAGAGCATCAACAGTTAGAGCTTAATGACATACGTACTATGGCGAAGAGACATCGGAAAGTGGCACTTCTTAAGGTACTCTATGATAAGGGAATGGTAGGTAAAGATGCCCTAGTTAAATTATTAGATGGGGATCCAAAGGCTGCAGTTGAGATTGATACTGGGAGTGCAGGAGATATTAGGAAAGCAGTTGCCCTATTCCAATCACATGTTCCACCAGATTTGATGAGTGCAGCTAGGGAGGTAAGGGAAGATGTTAGAGAGATTATAGGCTTCTCTAGAAATCAGATGGGGAGTTTTGAAGAGAGTTCAGGTAGACGTACTGCTCATGAAGCTGAAATAGTAAGAGCTGCTTCCATGATAAGGGTAGATGAAAGAAGGGATGTTGTTGCGGATATACTAGAAGTAATAATGAGGAAACAGAATCAGTTAGTATTTGAACATTGGAATGAAGAGAGGGTTATTGATATTGTGGGCCCAGATGGAGCAAAATATTGGGTGAAGTTTACAGGTAAGCAAATTAGGGGAGAGTTTGCATACAAGATTAATCCAGAGGAGGCTCTTCCCTCTAATCAAATGACTAAGAGGGAGGATGCACAGAAGTTCATTGAGCTGGGGATGAAAGTTCCAGGACTTAATACGAGATATGTAATGGAAGCTTATTCTCGTACCTTCGAATGGGTAGACCCTAAGTTATTATTCCCAGGCGAAGGTGCAGGTAGGAGTCCTGAGAGACCAATGATGTTTAGTGACCTTCAAAGGATGAGTCAAGGAATGGGGGGGACTCCCATGTCTCAAGGTCTAGGTGGAGGAGTTTAAGATGGGAAGAGGAAATACAGGTTTAGATGGGTATGAATATGATGAGTACCTAGCGAGGAATAAGAAGGAAAGGGAGTTAAGAGATAGAAGGATAGCACGTAGGAATGCTAATAAAGGATATGAGGGATACCATTTTGGGATTACGGAAGATGGGAGTCCTGTATACACTAAGAACAAGGACGAGTTTCGACATGAGCTTAATAAAAGAGGACTCATGATGAGGGATGAAGTTAAACGGAACTTGAGATAAGGAGAGTGGTTATGGCGATTGAGAGTAAACCTCTTACAGCTACAGTCCTGAGTAAGGGACTTGAGGATGACAAAGGGGCTGATTTAAAAGGACGACTTGAGGGAAAGAGGTCGGTGCATTGTGAAATGGAGTATGGCAAGCCTCCTAAAGTGTGGTTTGAGGGGTTTTGGAACGCCACCTTTATGAATGGAGCTATTAATTCTATTAGCAAAGCATATAGACTTAGACGGGCGAAGCCTGGGGATAAACGAAACTTGAAAAATGGAGGGGTTTAAGATGTTTAGAAGTCACATGTATCACAGAAATGTTAATATGTTTTTGAATAATAAAAGGGTTTATGAGGATGCAGCAGGAGCTGCAGGTGATAAAGGCGATGCAGGAAAGGGTGCTGCAGGTGAGAAGGGTGCAGAGGAGACGGTCTCCAAAGGTGAATATGAAAAAGTACTCGGCGAATTGGAGGGATTAAGAGGAGAAGTCTTATCCCCCGAATACCTTGAGTTCTTGCAGGCTAAGGATAAGCCAAAAGTTGAAGCTCCCAAGACTGATGATAAGGGAGGGGAACTTATATATGGGTTATCCTCGGCTCAAATAGAAGCCATGTCTAAGGCTGACCTAGCTAAGCATATAGCGAAGTCAGTGAAAGAAGAAGCTTCTAAGGAGATTACCAGGGTACGAGATGAAATGACCTCAGGCGAAAAGGAACAGGTAAAGAAGGAGATATCAGCATTTGCACGCAGTCACGGGGATTTTGATAAGTATAGACCTGCGATGCATGGACTCAGTCTTGACCCTAAGAATGCTGACCTAACCCTAGGTGAACTTTATGCCAAGGCTAAGGAAATGTATCCTACTGGTCCTACGAAAGAGGAAAAGGAGAAAGCAGCCAAGCTCAAAGGTGAACACCCAGGTGGGGATAACGAGAGCTATGATCGTCTTAAAAAGATGACTCCTGATGAGGTTGCAAAGGAAGCTATGAAAGAGACGAAGGAAAAGTTAGGAATTGAATCCTTCCCTTCGGCTTAAGATATAGAAAGGGAACACAATGGCTACACTTACTGAAACCCTTAATACCCTGTATACAACTACATGGGCTAAGAGGCGTGCAGGCGTTGTGGACCAAGTATTTGAGGAAAATAAACTACTCGCCTTACTGAAAAGTAAGGGGATGATAAAGTATGAGAGTACGGATGGCCGCAGGTTAGAAATCCCTGTAAACATCAAGAAGAGCACCACAGCCAAGTTCTTTGGCAAAGGTGCTACGTTTACAATCTCAGATTTTGATCCATTAACGGTGCTTTATGATTACTGGAAAAACCTCGGCGACCAGATGGTGAGGTACTGGGAAGATGATAAGGTGAATGGAGGAAGCGAAACTAGGCACATTAAGATGATGAATCACAAGATAGATACTGTGAGGGAGACTCTTAATGATAAAGTTGAAGATGCACTGTGGGCAGATACAGGTGGCTCAGGTGTGTTAGACTACAATGGGTTACCATACCTCATTGATAACTCCCCTAGCACGAGTGCCACGATTCATGGAGTTAACCAGTCTACGGCGGTTGATTCTGATGGTACTTACTACTGGAGGAACCAACAAAAGGATTCTTCTGGTGCATTTAGTGTATATGGCGAGTCAGATATGACCAACCTCTATAATACTTGTTGCAGATGGGGCAAGATTGATATGTTGATGTCTGACCAAACAACCTACGAGTTAGGTGAGGCAGAAGCACTTGAAAGAGTGAGTGTGGTTAATAAAGAGGCTGTTAGTCTCGGTCTCGACCATATCACTTTCAAGAGTAAAGTGTGGGTCTGGAGTCCGAAATGTACTACAGGCTATACCTACTTCATTGATAGGAACCATCTTGGTTTCACGATTGATCCATCGGTTAACATGGTCATGGGTCCGTGGAAGCAGATACCTAATCAATATGAAGATGTAGTTACCCAAATCGTGCAACGTGGCAATATGTGGGTAGACAAACGCAGATGTCACGGCGTTCTTACTGGGCAAGCAGCCTAAGGAGATAGCGAATGATAAGCGAAACAAGTAAAGCGTATATCGCTGGTATTATTGATGGAGAAGGCTCCATAATGATACGGGGTTGTGGTCACTATGATGAGGTCTTATTGGAGGTTGGTAATACAGACATAAAGATGGTGGACTTCTTAAAGACTTGTTATGGTGGCAGTATAACAACCTACAATCCGAAGAGAGCTAAAAGGACAATGTTCTCTTGGCGTATTTGGTGTAACCAAGCAGAAGTTGTACTTCGGGATGTTTCACCTTACTTGATTACAAAAAAGGAACAGGCATACGTAGCTTTAAGGTTAAGGGAAATTGTTAGAGAACAAAATTGTGCAGGAAAACCTATGACAGAAGAAATGCTAACACGAAGAAAAAGATGTTTCTCTGTTATTGGAGCTTTAAAAGACCTAACTTTAAGAGACGTACTTGATAATCCTGAGGTTGGAGACAACCAACCTATAGAACCTGAGCTAAAAAGGTAAAAGGAGATATAAAATGGCAGCGGATATAACGAGTAGATATGATGGAAATGTAGATGACTCTGGGCAAGTTAACTGGAGGGGTGATCAAGTATCAGCTCCCCAGGGTGGACAGAGCATTTACGATTCAAGTTCAGTTCAACTTACTGAACTCGGGTCGAGGAAGGTTGTAGGAGATAGGGTGTTTAGGTACGCAAAGGCTGCAGGAACCTGCGGAGCGGGGGATATAGCTGAATCCATGCCTGCAATAGAATTGCTTACCACGCCTGGGACTACTCCTGCTGGAGGTAAGCAGGTGATTATGACAGCAACAGCTGCTATCGCAGCAAATTCGTTTGCTGATGGAGTAGTAATAGTGGGGTCTGGTGCTGCTACTAACATGGGGCACATGTATAAAATTAAGAGCCATTCTGCAATAAGTTCTGCAGGAACGGGAGCCCTTACTTTATACGACCCTATAAAGATCGCAATAGCAGCAACGGATAAACTTACCGTACAGCAGAATATGTACGCTGCTTGCGTTGAGTGTACGACTGCTGCAGCTGCGGTGGTTGTGGGTGTTGCTCCTATAGCTGTTACTACAGGCGATTACTTTTGGCTCCAGACATGGGGACCAGCAGGTGTTAAGTGTGGTGCAGCGGCTACGGGATTAGTAAGTGCGGATGTCACAGGCCAGTGTATTGCCTATGATAGTGCTGCAGCCCAGGCTGCTCTTACCCCTATTGGTGTGGCGATGATGGATGTTACCGCATCAGAGTATGGGATAGTTTACTTACAGATTGCACCTTAGTTTGGCGTGTATAACATTGTGCAGGGGAATGGTGCTCCCCTGCACACCCTAAAATAGGAGAAGTTTAACATGGCAGAGAATATGGCGATTATTAAACCTACGGTTATTGAGGTAGAAAAAGGAACTCAATATGTAGTGAAAGAAGTAGAGACTCCAAAGATACTTATTGGAGTTCCTATACTTGCATGGACGCATGAATTTGCAGAAAGTTTTCTTTCTTTCTGGACGTCCCTTATGACTTATCAGCATAAAGGGAGGAAGTTTCATGTAGGTTACAAATTTATGTATCGTAGACCTGTACATATGGCAGAGGAAGAACTTGCCCAATTTGCATTGGATGCAGGATGCACCCATTTACTATTGATGGATGATGATATATATGATGTAACCCCAGAAGACTTATTGAAGTTGCTTGATGCAGATAAAGACGTGATAAGTGGGATTATGTATGCATCAGGTTTCCCTCACGCTATGTGTGCATTTAGAAGGTATGACCCTAATGCTAAGGTTGCAGACCAACCAATACTTAAGGGACCATGTAGGTTGTATGAGGTTCCTCCTGAACAGAGAGTAGGTGCTCAACCGATAGACCTAGTTCCTTTTTGCTTCACCCTCATTAAGACTGATGTATTTAGGAAAATTGAGAGGCCATGGTTTACTTGTAATACTCAAGCTCCAACGGACTCGTGGTTTATGGATGCAGTAATGGCTAAAGGGATTAAACCCTTTGCCCATTTTGATGTATGGCTAAACCACAGGGGCGTTACTAAGGATAACCAACCATTATGGGTGCAGATGGGAATGCAAAAAGCACAGAAGGCGGGTGGAGCCAGTGTTGTGGGGCTTACTCCAGAAGAGATGCAGAGACATGAGGCTTTTATGAGAGTAAAACTTGAAGCTGCAGAAAAGAGTATGAAGGAAGAGGCGATTAAGAAACAAAAATGGTTTGAGAAGAACAAAGAAGTACCCATTGCGTTGGAATTTATTCCTCAGAATGGGAAAACGGTAGGTTCTGTAGATTTAACTAAGTTAAATACACAGACGACACCATAGGAGGATTTTATGGCATTCAGTATAACGGTTGAATCTCCCATGAAGGGAGCAGAAAGAATTAGTAGGAGTTTGGGGGTGTATGCAGGGAAGGTAAGTATAACTTCCTATTCCCAAACCCTTGTTGAGTGTACAGCGATTACTAAGTACTTCGTTCCTACAGGTAATGCTACTACTGGTGGTTATAAAGATGGTATCGTAAGTTGCCAGATAGATGGACCATCAAGTGGTGGATATATAGTTAGGTGGGACCATACGACTGGAGCATTCTATTGTTTCGCACCTACTAAAGGAACCACTCCTACTGGAACTATAGCTCTTACTGGTAGTGCTGCGATGAGTGCGGCAGGTGTTCCTGTACTCTGGAATCAGACTACGGGAGCATTAGGTAATACAGGTACTGCAGGTACAGCCCCTATAACTATAAATGCAATAGCAGATGGCGTAGCACCCCAAGCCGCGGCTAACGTCACTATAGGTACATTTAGTTTCGTAGCAGTGGGGTTTGTAAAAGCATAGGAGAGTCTGTGAATTTTCCTTGGGTCAGGCATTATCAAAGATATGAATATTTGGTTAATATGGGTTATATAACTAATGCTGTAGTTGCAGATGTAGGTTGTAGTTACTTTCCATTAGGTGCATATGCTATGGCTACATTTGCAAAGACTGTGTTTGCTATTGACCCATATGCTAAACCTATTAAGGGAGTGAGTGCATGCAGCAATGTTGAGTGTTTTGGGATATTCATTGTTGATAATGAGAAAGTGATTATTGTTCCTGAAAGTATCTTTGATTTTGTGGGGAAGGTAAATGTAGCAGTTGCATGTGAGGTCTTTGAACATATGCCTGATCCAGGAAAATTTATTAAACATCTATCTAGGATGTGTGAATATGCGTTTATCACTACTCCCTTAGTAAGTGAGACTAGGAAGACTAGAAACCCAGAACATGTGGCTGAGTATTCAGCGAAAGATTTTGATGGGATTGTAGGAGAAGGTTTTGATGTTGAGAGCAAGGTTTATCAAACGGGGGATATGCAAATACTTGATAGGATTGAGTGTAGGGATTGTGATAGCTTTTGTCTTGGTCATATTGATCAGATGGTTTGGGCTAGGAGTAAACATGCCACAAAATAAATATAAACAAGTATTATCCCACAATACCAAAGAACTTATAGAAATTGGAAATGTTGCTAAAGAATATGGGTTAACCCCTGATCAACATAAACTCCTACTCTCTATTAGGAAAGCTGAAAATGGTGGCCCAGGTAAAGAATTTGGAGTATTAACTCCTGCAGCTATGAGATACAAAGATAATCCAGACATGAGTTTTAAGACTCAGGCTAGGTGGGCAGCAGGAACTATTAAGAAAAGGTATAAAGGAGATATAGAGGAGTTTGGAAAAAGGTGGGCTCCAGTAGGTGCATCTAATGACCCTACAAGTCTTAACAAGAATTGGAGTAAGAATGTTAAGTTTTACATGGAGAACTTATAATGGCCCTTACAGCAACTCAATTAGTAACAGAGATATGTGATATTGTAGGAAAGAGAGTGGGAGCTAGTGCTCCTAGTGGTACTGCCCTCCAATCTAGAGTAATCAATTATCTTAACTTTGGGCAAAGAAGGATAGCACGAAGTGCAAATTTTGATGAGCTATGTGCCCTCAATGAAAGTGCAGCAACGGTAACCTCAGTTAAAACTTATCCTATGTCTAGTGGAACTAACAACCTAGGTCTTACGAGGGTGAAGGATATAGCTGGAATAAAATTGATAGATAGTGAAAACTCATGGCGATTAACCAGATGGAGTGTTAAAAAGTTCGATCAGAAGTATCCCTACCCTGAGAACTTTGCAACCCAAAGACCCACAATATATACGAGGTGGGGAAGTAACATAGTACTTTTTAGAATACCCGATGCCGCATATACTCTTCATGTAAGGTATCATCAATGGCCTACAGAACTCAGTTTAGGGAGTGCAACTTCAGATTTCCTTGATAAGGATGAATTATTAGTTGCCGCTGGAGCTTTAGAAACTTTCCTTGCATTAGAAGAAGCTGTAGATGCAGCTATTTGGCTTAAAAGGTTTGAATCACTTATGGAGGTAGCTAGGGTAGATGATACCTACGAACCCGACTGGGCACCTGAGGCAGAACCCATGAGTGATTGGAAGGGACCAGAATCTGGAAGTCCCTGGATAGATCCATCGGGAGACCCGAGTGATCCTCTATATGGTTACCCAGGCTAGTAAGTAAGTTCAAAGTTTGAATAAAGATTAGGAGGTGGAAAATGGTTAAGGTATTTACAGATGCAAAGGTTAGTACGTGGCAAACTAATGGTGCAGTTGTTATAGCTACATCTACTATTAGATGGTGTGGATTTAGTGTATTAGGTACTACTAGTGCTACATCTATAGTGGTATATGCTGGTACATCTACAGCAGGAACTAAAATAGCCCAGATTGCTGTTCCTGGACTTGGTGTTTCTACATTTGTAAGTTTTACACCTATAGTGTGTACGGGTGGTCTTGTAACAACCGCTATTGCAACATTAGGTGGATACTCAATATTCTATAAATAGGAGGCGAGTTTTATGGCATTGGCGAAGAGAGTTAAGATTGGAGGCTCTTACTATAAAGGACACCTACTCCCAGTCAGTAGTGCAACTGGAGACTATCCTATAGCAATAATCCCATCCACTACGGGTCACGCAGTTAATGGACTTAGCATTACTCCTGACCTATATGGAGCAGGAGATTACTCCAATTTGTATCACATGAGCACTACTGCAACTACAGGTGGAACTATTATTAAAACTCTAGCTGAAAATATCTATAACGTAGGTGGGGGAGTAAGTGTGATGTTAGATTTTGCCACCTTGGAATTAGTTAATCCAGGTGAGAGTTTAAGATATGTGTATCATAACGCTGCAACTACAGCTATGAATGTATATGTAACTGTGGAAGTAGTGAAGTAGAGAGGAGATTACCATGGGCATGGCGACAGGTGGGGGAGCAAAACCAGACACTCCTTCATATAAGGTTAAAGGGGAGAAGCTTGAGAGAAGTTTAGTGATTGAAGAGGTTAAGATTATAGAGGTTCCACGTAGAATTGAAGTTCCGGTTTATGTAGAGAAGAAAGTGGAGCAGATAAGGTGGGTTACTAAAGATGAACCTCAAATCAAGTACATTACTAAGGAAGTTGATACAACTCGGTATACAGTCAAGGAGGAGACAACAACGAAGTTTAAGGTTAAAGAGGAAGAAACGATAAGATTTATACCAAAAGAAGTGCAGGTTGAAAGACCTATTGCAGTACCTGTAGAATATGAACGCCCTGTAATTAAAGAGAAGATTATTGAAGTGGTTAGTGTGAGTGATGTAGAAGCTATAAGGTCTCTTGTGGTACTTGTTCCTCAGTTACTTAAAGATATAGAGATAATGAGGAAGAAGTTAGATGAATGCATTAGGTTTAAGTTAGTAGAAAAGGTAATAGAGGTTCCTAAACTTGAGTGGATATCAACGCCTGTTGAACGGATTATCTGGAAGGATGTAGAGAGGATAAAATAAGTGCCTATTAAAATTGATAACTTAAGGACTTTAGTAGATGTAGATACTGAGATTACATCTCTTACTTGGTTAAAAGCCATTGCCCAAACAGGTCTCACAGGTGATAAGACAGGTTCTTTTAACCTCACCACCACAGGCACTCTCGGAGCAGGGAATACCACGATAACTGGTTTACTTGACCTTACAGGATTAACTTCTGATGTAGAATTTTTCAAGGACGAAATTATTCCAGACGCAAATCATGGTCATTATGTAAGGATATATCGTCAAGGTGTTACTGAAGCACAAAAGCAACTTTTATTGGTAGTTGATGATAGTGGACAAGCAACTGTCGGAACTGATAGTAGCCTTCTTTTAAAAGCTGATGGATATTTAGCTCTTCAATATGCTAAGGCACAAGATATTTATTTATTTCCAATAGTACCAGACCATTCAAGTAGAACGATGTGGCATTTTGGGTATCTTACTTCATTATCAAGGGATTCTGCTGTAACTTGGAAACTTGATGACACGGATGATTATTTTCATTTGGGTAGGGTAGATGTTGAAGTTCTCGGTTTCAAAATAGATATGCCTGTGGATTTAGGGGCAAATAATCTTATTACCACAGGCACAGTAACAACTGACAAACTTGGTGTTGGAAATTCTGCTGTTCCAAAGGGTGGAATTGGTATTGCTAAACTTGCCATCGATGGCACAACAGTAGGTAATGCTCTAGGTGCTATTCAACAAACTGCTGAAGATAACTATCCTATTTGCCAGTATCTCCCATATTCCCACGACAATATGTCAATTAACTTTGATTCATATTGGGATGGAGCCTGGAGGTCATCGGATGCTGGTTCTAACTTTCAGATACAAAAGACTTCCGATAAATTATATTTTAGAGTGGATGATAGTATTATTCAAGGAGGTGCCATAACTTGGGCTGATATATTAACTTTAGGTACAAATCTAAGTGCTAATTTTGTTGGCACTCTTACAGTAGGCGCAACCACAACCTATCCCTATAAACTACTTGTAGCTGAAACTGGGATTACCCCAGAGGATAGTCAACTTCTTACCACAGATGCTTTTAAGGGAAGGGCTGTTTCGGTACAAGGTAATGGTGGTTCATATTATATGGGTCGAGACGTGACCAATAATATTGAATTTATCATGGGGACTTCTACTACCGGCGTTGTATTCTTAGGTTCTGTTTCAAATCATGACCTTACTTTCAGGGCAAACAATACACAGTCTTGGTCTATACTTGCCAGCACTAAATCATTCGTTTCTGGGGCAGATGGAACGGCGGTATATAATATTACAACAGCAGGGACTATTAGTTCGATTGCTACCGTAAACCAAACCACCAATTATTCTTTAAATGGAACACAAACACCTTCTACCCTTTTAAATGGTTCAGCCTATATTGGAACAGATACAACTATGACTACGAAATATATAGCTGTGAAAATATATGCTGACCAAGCCTATACTATGGGAGATTTCCAAGTATCAATAAAATATGATACGGCTTTAACAAATGCCACAAACCAATTGTATGGAGAAATTTTCGCTGATGATGAAGGCTCTCCTTCAAAACCAACAGGGTCGGCACTTGCAACTGGAAGTTATATCCGCTATGGAAACATCACATCTTCTTATGTAGCCACTTCACTTGGTACTTCTTATACAATGACCGTTGGAAAATACTATTGGCTTATTCTTGATTGGGGGGCTACGCCCACCGGTGGAAATATTATTTTAAATTCGGATGTTTCTACTAATATGGGGGCTACCTCTACCGATGGCGTTACGTGGACCAACACCAATGCAAGACTATATTATAAAGTTAGGGGAAAGACGGCTCTCGCTACTTATGGATATTCAACGAATAATAGAGGAGTTTATGGTATTTCAGTTAATAACTATGGGGTTTATGGTACATCTACTAATACCTACGGGGTCTATGGCATATCTACTAACGGTTATGGGGTAAGAGGTGTAGCTACATATGGAGCAGGGGTTTACGGGACATCTACTACTAACTATGGTGGATATTTCACTTCAACAAGTAACTCGGCGATATATGGAAATTCTACATCAGGTAATTCATTAGAGGCATACTCAACAGGCACTGGGAGAATAGCATATTTACATAGAAATAGCTCAACATCTTCTTTGCCACTTGTATACATATATGCTGAAAATGCAAGTGATATAAATACCGCACTTTATATTCGTCACGATGGAACAGGTGCTTTACTTAGACTTTATGACTCATCTACACAAGTATTTACTGTTTTAGATGGTGGATTTGTCGGAATACAACAACCTTCCCCAACAGCATATCTTCACCTTGGAGCAGGCACAGCCACCGCAGGGACAGCACCGCTTAAACTTACAAGTGGGACTGTCCTTACAGCCGCAGAAGCAGGGGCGATAGAGTTCACCACAGATGATTTCTTCGCAACCATTACTACGGGGGTGGCAAGGAAAGCGTTTATTTTGGATGATGGCACAAGGTTAACTTCTGGGAAAATCCCTGTCGCTACAACCAACGGCAGATTGATTGATGTAACCGCACAAACAGAATTGACAGACGAAGACGCAACGGCGACAGACGGAACGGATGCCACGCAAGACCAGTTAATAAACAATATGAGAACTCGTATAAACGAATTGGAAACTAAACTTGTCGCACTCGGCTTGCTTGCCGACGCAGATTAAAGGAGACTTATGGCAGATCCAGTAAAAATAAGCGATACAAGTATTGAGGTTGATGAGATAATACCCGCCGTTCCCGAAAAGGTAACCCGGAGAGTCTATGAGCGGAATTTTATTGAAGACCAGATTGTCGCTATCACCGCACAAAGAGATGAGATGATTGCCCTTAAAGAATCGGAGCTGAAGAAATGCACGGATATAATAAAAGAGATGGATAAACTGGGAATTGTAGCAGTAGCAAAACCATTGGAGGAGTAGATGGAACATGATTTCAATAGTTGTCCATTAGGGGTAAAGCATGAAGAACAAATAAAGGAATTAAAACTTTGTTATATAGAAGTAGCGAAAGATGTTAAGGATATTAAAGAAAGATTACTCGGTCGCCCATCTTGGATAATAACAGTAGTAATTGCATTTTTATCTACTCTTGCATTTAGTGCACTTACATTCAGCTTTACAATAGTTCATTTATTGATTAATAAATAGGAGGATAATTTTATGGCCCTTGGAGATGGAATAACGTGGGATGAAAGTACACCCACTGATGCAACCACCGCAAATACTATTGATGATTATGATAGAGATTTGAGGAAGGGGGTAAGGAATAGGATGGCCCTAGAGCACGAGTGGCCCTCAAGCCAGAGTGCTACGAGTGAAGCAGGTAGACATAAATACATTAGTCTACAATCCCAAGCAAGTGTCCCCGTTATATCCGGGACTCAACTAGGTTCTATTTATATGTCATCAGGAAATACACTCATGTTCTCAGTAGGAACAACTGCAGGTTCCCAGATAATGCCATTTGCAGCTCCCGCTGGAAGTATTATTCAGGTTGTAAGTACAACGAATACTAGTGTTGTAACGGATACTGCAGGTATCCCACACGCGACTGCACCTCAAATAACGGATGGAACACAGGGATTATCTTTATCTATTACACCCTCAAGTACTGCAAACTATCTTTTAATAAATGCTAATGTAGTACTTGGTGCAGGAGCTGCAGCTTACGAAGATATTGTAGCTTTATTTCAAGGAACTACCGCCGCGGCTTTGGCGGTAAGTGTGCATGGCATAAATAACGCAGCTAACGAACGTACACTACATCTCATGTGGCACGGTCTTGCTGCAACTACAGCAGCTATTCCATTTCAAGTAAGATTTGGATGTGCACCTGCTTATACATGTGTCCTTAATGGCACCGTTGGAACCTTTGGAAATGTCCCAGGAACCACTATGATAATACAGGAGATTAAAGGCTAATGGCACAGACTACAGGGATACAAAGGAATACAGAGATTGGAAAGTGGAAGCATGTATATGCCCCTACAAAGGGATTGATTACCTCTGTAAGTTCCACACTTCTTCCCGCTGAATCCTCTCCTTATATGAAAGGCGTCTACCTTAAAAATGGGGAGGTTAGAAGTGATTATGGGTATACTGCATTCCCCATTGCAGGTTTACTCAAAACGAATAGGGTGAGTGGAATACCATTACGATTTGATCAGTATATTGAGTGGGATGGTACATCTCACTTTATTTGCCTCACCACAACAAATGCATACGAGTACAACACTACGACGAATACATGGGACTGTATCACCAGGGGAACAATAGTCGATAACTGTGATGATGCATGGGATGCATCAGCTAATGTTACATGTACTGCTGATACCTCAATTAAACTGAGGGGAACGGGGTCATCAAAACTAGCAATAGGTGCAGACTTCACCACAGGCATTGCGGCAACTGAGGTGGTTAGTGATATGGATTTAACATCGGCGACTGCACTTCACTTTTGGATATATTCATCCATTGCCCTCACCGCTGGTCAGGTTAAGGTTGGAGTAAGTGAAACAGTAACTTTAGGAGGAACACCACTTTACTTTGATGTCCCTGAAATTGTCGCGAATACATGGACACCAGTATGTGTAGCAGGAGATTTCACGGGATATAATAACGTGATCTCAGTAGGGTTAAATGTGGTAACGGATGTTGGCGCCGCAGGTGCAAATATTTATCTTGATGACATTCGTGCAGTTACGAAGTTTACAGGTGATGCGGATAATGCATTTTCATCTACTACCATGAACAATATTTATGTAGTTACGAATGGAATTGATCAGCCACAACAGTATGAGGGAACAGTTGCTACGGGATTTACTGACCTTTCTACCAACCTTGCATCTGGTGCAATTACCACCTCTGAGGTCGTTTTTACATTTAAAGACCACATTTGTTTCTGTAATAATACGGAGAATGGAGCGGATACCCCAGCACGAGTTTCCTGGTCGAATGTGGGTTCAATTACTGATTATGTAGTAGGAACTGCAGGATACCAAGACTTACTGGATGAGGAATCTTGGATAGTTGCGGCGGAGCAAGTGGGGGAGAATGACTACATCATATATAAAGAAAGAAGTATTGTTTTAATGACTTGGGTTGGGGGACATACACCATTTAGGTTTAAAACTATGGTTGATGGAACTGGGGTGGTGGGAAAGGATGCAGTTACTAGTGTTGCGGGGTTACATTACTGCTTTGGCCAGGACTCCCTGTTCACATACGATGGAGGGGTTGATGTAAAGTATCTCCCCGACCTTAATCGCCAGTATATGTACGACCTTATAAGTAGGCCATATATAAATAGAGCGTTTATTCTCTTTATTGAAGAGGATTCTGAAATACAGGTTTGGATTCCCTCATCAACAGAGTACCCAGATACAGTGTTTTCGATAGATAGGGAATTGGGGATATGGTATAGAAGAGATAAAGCAATGACGGGATATGGGTTTTACAATGAACTTTCAACTAAGACAATAGGAGATTTGATAGGAACGATTGGGGAGCAAACGTGGACATTTGGAGATTCAATTGTAAAGACTAACTATCCAATAACCATTATTGGGACATCGGATGGTTATGTATGGAAGCTTGATAAAACAACACTTAATAATAATACAACAGCGATATCTAGTGAATGGCAAACGCCGGATTTCACTTACCCTGATGATACTCAATACGCTAATAAATACATAAGGGTTCCCCAATTAGTGTATGAAGCTAAGGGACAAACGATTACTACGGAATGGAGTGAAGATGGGGGAACTACTTGGAATCCTACGGGAAGTGGAGGAACTAATACACAAGCTCTAACATCTAGCTGGGAAATATATCAGCAGGATTTTGATGTAGTTGCTAGAAAAATTAGGTTTAGGTTTACAAAATCCACAGCATCCCAAGGATTTAATTTAAGGTATTATGGATTTTACTGGATACCGAGAAGTGGGAGGAGTTAATGCCAGAAAATAATCCAATAGAACCGTCAATGTTTGATGTATCTTATGGCGTGGTAAGTATTGCTATTACTGCTACAGGGGTTACAATTATTGCAACTACTGGAGGGAATTATCATGGATTTAAACTCATAACTAATACAGCAACATGCACCGTTAAGGTATATGATAGTATATCTGCAGCTACAGGGAATTTGTTGGATGCGGCAGTCATTGGAGTCACCACAGGAACTAATACATATACATGGATTCCAACTAAGGCGAAAGTAGGTATTGTGGCGAGTGTAACAGGAACAGGAGCTACGGGAATTGCATTCTATGGACCTAAAGGATGAGAACCAAGTTCAAAGTTTGAACTAAGTAATCAAGGAGGTGAGATAGATGGCAAAGAAAGCATGGTGGGACCCAACAGGGTGGTTTGGAGGAGGAGATGAAGAGGAAAGTTCAATTCAATCAACTACAGTAACAAATGACCCAGCTCGTAAAGCTGTAAGTGATTCTCTTTCTTCCTACATAACCTCAAATCTAGGAAAAGGTGCAACAGCTTATACTGGGGATTTAACTACATCGTATGACACAGATGCGATGAATAGGTATAGTGAGTTTATGAGTATGGACCCAACAAGTTGGTTTAAATCTGCTGTAACTGACCCTACAATAAAGGAGTTTACAAAGACTACTCTTCCTGAGATTAATGAATCATGGGCAGGTTACCAAAGTGGAAGTGGAAGGGGATATGATCAAACTACTGCAATGACAGATGTTGCAGAAGCACTAGGAACTGCAGGAGCAAAACAAATCCCCAGTATTTATTCCACACAACTCTCTATGGCGAATCAAAAGGCAACACTAGACCAAGCAAACAAGAAAGCACTATATACTGAATGGCTTCGTACTCAGCCAGAATATAGCCCAGTTCTTGAACAAGCAATTAATTACCTAGGTGGAAGTAGTGGAACACAGACATATTCTTACTGGGGAGATACAAATGATACATCTACCATTGATTGGGCATCAATGGCTACAGATGTTGCAGCAATAATTGCTGCATTTATTTAAAGGGAGGTGAGTTAAATGGCTAATATGGGAGAATTTGTAGGGGAAAGTCCAAAGTCTAGGTTTGCTAGAGACCTTGCACTAAAAGGTGCAGATAATAGAAGTGCTATGGCTCGAACACTTGTAGGAGAGGGATTTGCTAATAAGAGACAAAAGATGCAGAATACCACATCCATCCAGAATAAGTACGTTGAAGCTATGGTGGCGAAGGATAAACAGGATTACGATACTGCACTTAAGATGTATCAAGACCTGGGAAACCTTCCTAAAAATCAACAGGAACTGTTTAAACAGACAGAAGGATTTAAACAGATGTCAAAAATATTTAAGAGAGTGCAACTTCCTGTATTTGATGATAATGGAGAGGTAGTTTTTCCTAGTTCTAAAGCTGATGCCATGGTTGAGACTAAAGCTACAGTACAAAAAGTACTTGAGGACATCCGAGCTAAACGTAAACCTAATCAACAAGAACTAGGTAATATTATAGGTGCTCTTAATAATGCAAGAGAAGTTGCAGGGAGTGAACAAGAATCCCAAAAACTAGACAAACTTATAGGGTTCTTCGAGAATCAGTTAGGTGAACAAGCTGGGGTAGACACAGTTAATAAAGAAGACCCATTGGGATTACTAGGAGAATAGAATGAATATACCTGAAATGCAGGTATTTAAGAAAAAATATCCACAGTATGAGGGTATTGAAGATGGGAGATTGCTCGATGCCGTGGTTAAAAAGTATCCACAGTATCAACCCATCCTACAGAGAGTGGCTGACCAGAAGCAAAAAGAAGAAATTGATACCGCAACTTATGTAGGTGGAGTTGAGGGTATAGGAAGGGATATTCGTACCTACTCTATCAATGCGGCGAAGGAATCAGTTAGTAATCTTAAAAACCTACCTATTGTAGGGGGGTATACTCCCAAGCAATTAAAGGAATTGGGAGTCCTTGCTCAACGCCCCATAGCTGCAACTCAATCCCTAGCTTCGGGAGAATCTCCAGTAGAGGGATTTTTAGAACCTGAGAAAGCACCTTCCTTTTTGGAGGGGGTTGAGAAAGCGTATCCTAAATCTCCATGGCCTGTTAAGGCACTTGTTGCTTCAGTACTTGATATAGGAGTACCCTCCCTCATATATGGTGCACTACCTAAAGCAGGAATGGATACTATCACTAAACTCAAGACTCTTAATAAGGCTAAAGTATTACTTGAGATACCACAATTTAAAAATACTAATGATGCCCTAACCTATGGCTCGAAGATTGTGGGGGATGAAAATAAGATAGGTGCATTGCAAGAGTTGAGGGATGGGGTATTAAAAGAGGTCCAAAAATATAAAGGAATGAAAGATACTCCCTCCCTTCAAAAGGGACTTAATCTTGCTACTAAGGCTCAACTATATCGGGAGGCGATTGAAGAGGCTAGGAAAACCCCTATTACTAAAGGTGTAGTACAGGAATTGAGTGATGACCAAATATACGAACGTGCATCAAAACTCTTTAATACTCATGCTAAAGATATTAAATCTATAAGAACTAATGAACAATTTATGCGAGAAGGTATTCTTATAGATACTGGAGATAAATGGAATAAGTTAGGACCTGGACAGCAAACTATTAGGTGGAATAGGTTTGAGCGTGAAATGAAGGGGCGTTTAAACTTACTTCCTGAAGTTAAACGCTTAAGGGATGCTGGAATTAAAGTGGAGTACAAACCTGGGCAAGACCATTATGAGATATCTGTACCACACCCAACAGAAGGAACACAGTTCTATTCAGGCCTTCCTGTAGACCTAGGTAAACTGGATGCCGCTTTAACCGATATCCAAGGTGACCTCCAAGTTGCTAATGTGGAGTTTGCAAAATTTGCAAAGAAACTAGGAACTCCTTTCTTCCTAGGCCAGAAATATCCCAAGTTCAAATCTATCTATACTGCAGTCCAAAATGGCGTTGACTTAAATGCAGAACTTTTCTTTGATGCCATGCAGATACTTAAACCCCAAGAACTAAGGAAAGTTCCTGTTACCTCCCAGTTAAAGATATTAAACGCTCTCAAGACTGGAAACGAACCCCTTATTAAAAGGGATTTTAATCCCCAAGAACTAGCTGAAAGATTTAAACTTGATGCAGGGGAGATAGATATTTATAATAGATTTAGGAAGGTTTATAAATTAGGTCTTAATATGGAGATGCAGAAAAGAAAGATATTGATGGATTACATAGCAATGTCTCCAGAAGAACAATCTCTATTAAACGCTAAGTTTGATGAAACTATTAAGAGATTAGGTGGGGGGTACATGTCTCAAGTAAGAAGTGAGGGAGTATGGGGAGTCTATAAACCCCCAGCTAAGTTTGGGGGTAACCCTCAATTCTTCACTCGAGTTGCTAAGAAATCCCAGGCTATTAAAATAGCAGATCAACTAGGCGAAGGTGCCACCTATAGCATGATGGATACCACCTCTAAAGAAGCTTACAAACACCTTACTCTATCTGACCTTGAGAACCTAATAGCGGCGTCAGGGGTTAGGGAAGATGCTGCAGCTATTAATAGATTACGTGATGAACTTAAAAAGAGGACTTTCCTCGCTCACTGGATTCGTAGGAGAGATGTCCCAGGTTATGAATGGACATGGGATAATATAGTTGACTCTGTGATTGATTATGCAGCGGGAGCATCCAACTCCCTATCTAGGGTTAGTGGGAGAACAGGAGCAGAAGCTGCATACCAACTAGCAGCCAAAGGGATGGACCCAGCTCTTAGAATCCAATCTAGAAACTTTATTGATGGGTTTTATAATACAGGAACACTAGGCTTTGGTGCCCTTAATAGGTATTGTATGGGTGGAAGTTAGCATTTAAAGTATCTTGGTTAGTACAGAACCTATCCCAACCTTTTTCTACTACCTACCCCGTACTTGCTCAATACTATAAAGGTGTAGTTCCAGAGAAAGTATTCCTATCTTCCTACAAACTTGCAGGTCAATTCCTTGCTCATAAATGGAAAGGCACACCTCATGGTATGTCCACCGAACTCTATTCTATACTTCAGAAGGCTGAGAGACAGGGAGTACTGGGAGACCAGATGACTAAGTTTCAATTAGGTGCTAAACAACTATCCAAGCAAGAGTTTGAAAAATGGCTTGGATTATTTGGTAGGGCGGGGGAGGCTATTAATAGGAGTCACTCTGCAGTTGCAGGATATAGAGTAGCTACAGACGTGCTTAAATTACAGGGAGAGGAAAATATATATGCCTTTGTTAAGGAGTTTGTAGGAAAGACACAGTTTCTTTATGGGAAACAAAATATACCTACCTTAATTACAGGTGCAGGTAACACCAAGAACTTACTAAGAACTGCCTATACCTTTCGCCATTATAATATAAGTTATATTCAATTACTAAATAGTATGATGCCATGGCGTGGTGGGATGCCACAGGAATACTTGAGAGCACTTGGAGGACTTGGATTACAGGCTGGGATTATGGGATTACCTTTTGCTGCAACCGCTATGGCGATTTATAAATACTATAAGGAGAATGTTGAAGGGAAAGGTGGAACTGCAGAAAGTGATTTTAGATTAGCTATGAAAGATTATCCACCCGAACTAATAGACGCCATATTGAGAGGGGGATATACCATTGCTGGGGTAGATGCTTCAACACTTATAGGTGCAGGGGATGTAATTCCATCATACGGAACTGATTTAGAGAAACTGGGAGGTGCTCCTGTAGGCTTCATTAGACAACTTACTCAGGCTGCAGGTTATGCGATACAGGGTGATTATTTAAGGGCTTTAGAAAACGGTTCTCCCGACGCCATCCGTAACGTTTTTAAGGCCATGAGGTATGCTAGAGAAGGAGTAAGGAAGGGTACTGGTGAGCTTATTACTTCTCCATCGGCGTGGGATAACACGATGCAAGGACTTGGTTTCACTCCTAATAAGGTTACTAAAGCCTATGCGGTTAAAGAAGCTATATCATCAATCCAATCTACTCATATAACTGTCCAATCTAAGTTTAACCAAAGATTAGCTCAAGCTCGGATGGATAAGGATTGGGTAGGTTATAGACGTGTTTTACTAGAGATGAGAGAATGGAATAAGAAAGCGGGAAAAGGGGAGAGAGTTAAACCTTCAAGATTAGGACAGAGAGCGTGGAGAAGAAAGTTTATGGGAGCTCAAATGAATATACCTCGTGCTCAAAGAAAGAGTACTCGGGAGTTAGTGGAACTGTATGGAGTAAAGGAGAAATAAGGCGATGCGTACTTATCTAGTGTTTAGTAAAGAGGCTGATGCAATCCCTTTAGCGATGAAAATTGAGAAGGAAGGACATAGAGTTATAGTTTATATTAATGACCTCGAAGAGAGGGGTGTTGGGGAGGGTTTAGTTGAGAAGGCAAAACTTAAAGACCAGATCGTTGATAAAAACGGTTCTCTAGATAACTCAGCCCTCTCTGCACTCTTGAAGGAAACTAATCCTGAGTGTGTGATATTTGATATGATAGGAAAAGGGATTGGTAAGGCTGCGGATATAGTAAGGAAAGAGAGACCCGTAGTAGGTGCAAGTCTATGGGGTGAGGTCGCCGAACTTGATAGACCATATGGAATCAAAGTTATGAAAATGGCAGGGATTAATACTCCTAAAACCTATCCTTTCAAATCCCTTAAGGAAGGGTTGAGGTTTGTGGAGGAACAGAATAAACCATTCGTTTATAAACCAAGTGATAATATGAATGCAGCGACCACCTACGTTGCAAGGGAAACAAGTGACCTTATAGCTATGATGGAATTTTATGGTGAGGTAGGGGAGTTTGAGCTTCAAGAGAAGGTTGAGGGGATTGAAATTAGTACAGAGGTATGGTATAATGGAAAGGAAGTAGTTAATGTCAACCATACAATGGAAGAAAAGGGTTTTATGGAGGGTGGTATTGGACCTAAAACAGGGTCAATGGGAAGTGTTGTATGGAATGGAAAGAAGTCATCGAAACTCTATATTGAGGGAATTGGTAAACTTGAAGACACCTTACGTCGTGTTAAGTATCAGGGACCGATTGATCTTAATACAATCCTCACAAAAGACAAGCTCTATGGCCTCGAATTTACTTGTAGGTTTGGGTATGATGCAATCTTCACCTTCAACGAATTACTTAAAGATAGGTTGAGTGACCTTTTATATGGGATAGCAACGGGAGTTATTAAGCAGGTTAATATGAGGGAGGGGTTTGCGATGGGAGTATGCTTTGCTATTCTTCCCTTCCCATCGCCACTTGAGGAATATAGAAAGGCGGCTCAAGAGATTTGTAAGGATAAGGTTATACAAGGAATTAATAAAGAAAATATTAAACATATCTGGTTAGGAGATGTATATAAAAAGGGAGAACAATACCTGTGTGCTGGGGTGAATGGTATGTTAGGAGTAGTAAGTGCTAGATGGGATACCCCAGGTGAGAATCCCTTACGTGAGGCAAAACGTAGGTGCTATCGGACATTATCAAATCTTATTATACCCGATGTTATGTTTCGTAATGATATCGGCGAGCGTGTTGCTCGAGATAAAACCCAGCTTGAATCATGGGGCTGGCTATAGGAGGTAGGAGATGAATGCTTGGTATGTATTAATTGGAGCTATAGTATTCAGGCTATTTGAATGCTATAAGAAGGTAGGTAAGTTTGATGTTCTTGCAATTCTGCAAGAGTTCATGAAGATAAGTTAGGAGGAGACATGAATAGGCGAGGATTTACAGGTATTGAGATTGCAGTGGTGCTTGCTGCAATTGCCCTGGTAGGTTACTTTACTATACCAGCAATGGGCAAGGGGATTAATAGTATCTGGGCAGGTACTAAAAATCAATCTAAACAAGTTCATAAGGTAGATGAAAAATATACTATTGGGAGGTTGGATGAAAGTGGGAAGTTTATAAAGCTAGGGGATTATACAAAGAAGGAGGAAATGCAAAACCTACTAGCTCAGGAACCTCCTGAAAAGTGGGGAACGAAGGTTAAGATTATTATAGGATTGGTAATGGTTTTGGCGATTGCATTTCCTGGTCTTGCTATTAGAGCTTGGCTTAAGGCTAAATCTAACATTGCTCAAATAGTAACGGGGATTGAGAAAGCTAGAACTAAACTTCCTCCAGAAGCGGTTGCTACACTTGAGGCAAGTTTGTCAAGTAAGATGGATAAGAGTGCTAAAGATGTGGTGAGTGCAGTTAAGGAGAAGTTACCAATAGAGGATATAAAGTAAGTTCAAAAGTTGAACGAACGGCGTGAGGTTAGTATTAACTCACGCCGTTTTTATGTTGATTCATATATTCTATTCCTCCCCTCCACCCTATCCTTTATCTGCCTACTATCAACAAGCGTTTGAATGATTAACTGCATCTCTTGAGCCGAGGTAAACCTCCAACACCTCTTTAATAAATCGGCGTGTTCAATAATCTTAAATCTCTGTATTATAGCGAGAACCTTTTCTGTAGGAGTAGAAGCTGCAGTTGTACTTACGGTTGCTGCTACCTCATCAAGCTTAACTTCTGTAAGCTCGAGTAACCTTAATGCTTCCTTAATATGAGAGTCCGTGATTAATAGAGATGGAGATTCACTTACTGATAGTATTGTAGCTACCTTTAGTAAGTGGTCATGCTTTCTAGCAAAATACCCAGTTACACTTGGATCCCTAGGTACAAAGAAATGGTCATTCGTGTACCACTCATTCATCACCTTAATCGCCGCTGGAGTAAGTTGTACAATCCCTTTATAAGTAGATATCTCATCTAAATCATGTACCAATTCCTCAAATCCCTTCCCCTTTTCTGTGAACAAAGCGGCTTTACAAGGTGCAGCTTCATGAACAAAGATTATCCTTCCTGTAAACCCCCCTCCTATTGCATCCATTGGAATACTATTCTTGAGCCATTCAAGTGTGGAACCTGCTATCATACTAATACACACGTTAGAAAGTTTCTCCACCCCTCTTCCTCGGGTGTGGTAGGACCACTCATCATGGGAGTCATAGAGATTCGTTAGTAAGGGAATTAATCCTGAGTGTACACTATCTCCTCCCATAAACACCGATAGTTCATCTGCATAAACCAATCCTATCATATCCCCATCCCTTGTATTATCTTGGAGTGCTTGAATTAAGGCCTCGGGTGTAATTTTCTGGGAAAAGAGAAGAGGGGGATGGGAAATCTTTTTAAGTATCCTTACTCCCATATGTATAGCGGTGGACTTCCTACACATCCCACTTCCAGCCACCAATATGGCGAATACATTTGGATACATTTTATAATGTCCTCTATCAATTAAGATGTTCCTTCCTATCGCCGCAGATATGATAGTGATACCTGTCCATGAATGAAACACAGTAGGGGATTCAGTATCCCTAGTATATTCGATATAAGTATTGAGCCATGTTCCTTTACATAACCTGGGCATGAGGTATCTCCAGTTTATGTAAGTCTCCCCAGGTTAATCCCTCCTTAATATCTATAGGTATAGTAAGCATTTCCCCATTAACCTCTATTGGAAATTCAAAGTAATGCTTAAGGAACCTACTAACGTGTTGAGGGTCGGCATCAAGTGGTACTTGCATGAGAACTGCATCGTGGTTTTGGAGTATCATCTCCCAGTTCTGTGGCATTGCATCTTTACACCGAATAATCCCCATGTTAAGCACATCTCCAACCGTGCTTTGAGGTACATACGCAATTGCCTCCCTCGTAAGGTCATTCCCCCACCTCCCAAAGAACATACGCTTTCTGCCGAGGGGAGTTTCCAGAACTCGAGATTTTCTAAGTTGCTCTTCCACCTCCATGTGCCACATTCGAATCCGTGGATAATTTGCATGATAAAGATTAAGCAATTGACGAGCTCGATCTTCCGTTGAGCTGATTGTAGTGGCAAACTTCCTAACTCCAATTCCATAATTCGCAGCATGCACCAAAGTCTTTGCCAGTTGTCTTTCGTTCTCGGATATAATATCAACTGGCTTATGGAAGATGATGCTAGCATTCCTTCTATGGATATCACCCCCTTCGGCGAACACAGCTTTAAGTCTATCCTCTCTCGATAAGTAAGCGACGACTCGGGCCTCAGCCTGGCTAAGGTCAGCATTAATGAACTTTTTCCCTTCATCTGCAATAAACATACGGCGGATGGAGAGATCTCTATCGATGTTTTGGAGATTGGTGCCTGTTCCATATACACTCCCTCTGGACGCTAGGCGTCCGCTGGTGGTTCCTGTTATCACATAACTAGTTCTAAGTCTACCATCTTGGTCAAGTTCTGCCCTGATGTAGGTGCTTAATACCTTACGTATGTGCCTTATCTCTAGAATGATGTCAAATAGGGGGTTTGGAAATTGCTTACTAAGCTTTAATATGGCGTCTTCATCTGCAGTTATATTCCCAGTCTTTCTCTTTGTTTGCTCAGGCAAACCTAATTCCTTATAAAGGAAGTTTTTCATCTGTAAGGGGGAAGCAACATTCAATGGGTGTCCTACTGCTGCATCTACCTTAGCTTGAAGCTCGATGGCCTTAGCTTCAAGCTCTGTATCTAATTTTAGTCTGTAGGGTGCATCAATCCTAACACCCCTTCTCTGCATCTTTATTAAGGGAGCAATTAACTTGTGTGAATTCTCCTCGTAGAACTTGAGGGTTCCGAATTCTTTAAGTTCCTCATGAATTGCCATAGCAGCTTCCCATGTAACTACTGTATCTAAACAATTTGCTACGAGACCATGTACTGTAAAAAAATTGTGGTTACCTTCTACAGTTAAACAGTAGTTAGTGTTATTATAGCCTCTTCCTACTCCTTCATATAGGTACTGTTCTTTAACTGTTATATCCTCATAATAAAGTTGGTTACTTTGCTTATCTATTATGGGTTCTTTGTATGAGCAATTACACATTAATTTATAACTCATTTCAAAGGGTACAAATTCCTTTATCTGGTCACAAAACTTATAACTTGCTTTGGCTAATAATCTAATACTTCCCTGAGATAGACTGGTAGGTCCATACCATGCTTCAAAATAAGCTCTTACCATTTCCTGTTCCTCAGGCGTAAAGCAGTTTACTGCAATTCGACACTCTGTATTATTAGCTAAACATCCATCATCCATATACCAGTGTGCAAGACCTAATGGTTTTAGCATGTTTAATACATCTTTAATTACAACCTTTTTATTATCTTTATAAAACACCCGTTGTATATCTCCCTGGTACGATGTGTATGGCAAGCTAAGTTCATACATTTCTGTAGTTACACCAAAGCCTGTATGAGTAAACTGTCTAATATTCCCTCCTAAGTACTTTTGCTTTTCCTCAACTAGACGTTTACACTTTTGAGATACCACGAGGCCTGCCTTAAGTCCATTTCTGCAGGATAAATGTCCATCTCCTAGAACTGTTCCTAACATAACTTGAAGTTGCTGATTCGTTAGTTCGTACTCTTGCGTTGCAATTCTGTCTCCTCGTTTTAATAATGATATAGGAACCCAACCTCTTTGAGTTAGTATTT